ATGCACGGCCAACTCTACCACCTTCAGCCATGTTTCCTACATCCACTGTTTGGTCATCTGCTCCTTCTACCAAAGCGTTTATTCTTACATCGTAGTCTTCAGGTGTTTCGTTATCACCTTTAGGATATAATCTTGAAAACTGTACTTTTAATTGATCATTTACTTGTGCTCTTCTTTGAGCATAATCTACATCTGACTCACCGTCTTGTTGTTCTCTTTCAGCAAGTAGACCTGTAATGACTGCACCAGCCCCACCTATCTTTAATGCGTTTAAACCCTTATCTCCACCGCCTGTAAAGAAATTACCTACACTACTAAATATACTAGGAAGTCCTTGTTGCATTAATGTTTGTTTACCAAACAACATTGGAGCGTAGTTTGCTGCCAGTGCAGTTAAAGCTAGTTTACCTACGTCAGAGCCAACAATATTCTTAACTCCTTTGGTTACACCTTTAACAGCTTTCTTGACACTCTTAACAATACTACCTAGACCATACTGTGCTCTACCGCCATCGGCCATGAATTTTTGCATAAGTCTTTCCGCCTCTTCATCGAGTATATCCATCTCCTCAGGTGTCAATAATTTTAATTCTTTACCAAACAATCTTAATGATAACTCATTTCTTTCATCCATAATATCTGGTTTTGAGGCCATCTTCATATCTGGCTTTTCACGTCTATAATCGCCTTTTAGAATGATATCTGGAGCTCCTGCTATAAATTTTTTCGATGCTGTAGTGTCTGTTAATGCCATAATTTTGTCTAAATTTAGTTTATAGGGCAGGTATACTAATCCTGAAATATCACACTTTATTTGATTTTTTTACTATCGTCAACACCTTTGAGAGGCTGACTTCCTTGATATAGGTCATCCCAAAACCGACCACAATAAGAGTATTCGCCAATGTGTGTAATATAATCTTTTAAATATACATGTATTTTACCACCCATATCTGACCATCTTTGACAGAAACCAAAGTCTTCACCGAAGTATCGTTTAGTTTTAGGATCATGAATGGTGTCAAATAAATTAAACATATTATCTTTTTTCTCATTTTTACCATTGATTATAGTGGGTTGATATATCTCTAGCTCAGGATACTGTTTAATCATCTTCTCAATAACTTCTCTTTTAATTAACATACAGCCAGTAGGAGCATGTGTTACTTCTGCTACGCCATCTTCAACTTGTACTTTTTGAGGGTCTTCTAACTTTAACGGAAAGGTATAACCTGCTTTGGCTAAGTCATCTTGATTTGTGACTGCTCTGTGTTTTTCTGTCATTCTTTTCCATGCTTTATCCCAATCAAACGTTTTCATAGGATACGGACAACTTATTACATCTTTATCTTTTTCTAACATTGTAAAAATAGTCTTTGATTGAAAATCAATATCTGAGTCTATAAATAATAAATGCGTGTAGCCATCTGCATGATTTAGCATTTCTGCTACACACAAGTTTCTACCTTGTGTAACTAAAGAGGATTTCATCAAAGTAAAACTACATAATATTTTTCGTTGTATACAATCTTGTTGAAACTTTAATACAGCTTGACAATAATGCATAGACACATCGCTATGCACAGGTGTGCACACCATGATCTTATATGGAGAAAACATACCTATATTTATTTCTGTAACTCCTTCTCCATTAACTTTGTTATTCTTAATAGTTTGATAGGTATCGGGATTTTGAGCTACTGTTTTAGTCGGATCTGTTTTAGTAAACCAAATGGGTTCATTGTTTGCGCCGGGCGCTTTATTACTTTTTTGCATTTACCGCTCCTTCCAAAAATCTTTTCCAAGATGTACCTATTTTATTCCAACCATAATATGCTTGAGCATATGCAGATTGACATTCTAAATGATTATGTATTTGTTCTTCATATAAAGTATTAGCAGCTGCATCAATACCCATTGCAAACTTTTGAGCTAAGTTTCTATAGTTTGATTCATAAGGAACATACATAGGAAACTCTGCACCTGTTTCAAATAGTGCGCCATAATTAGTTGTAATACAATACAACCCTGCAGCCATACATTCTAATAAAGATATACAAAACGTTTCTTCAAATATACTTGGATAAACATACATATGATATTTATGTAAATTATCTTTTATGTAACTATTTGGTTTGTATCCTATATAATTTACGTTTGGTAATTTATGTGCTTGTTCATATAACTTTATATAATTATGGTTATTTTGCTGATAAAAATCTTTACCATATATTTCACAAGATGAATAAACATCTAAAGTTACAAGTGGATTTTTTACTAACTGCATAGCGCCTAATAATACAGACAATCCTCTCCATGGTGTGTTTTGATGTATAATTTTTATAGGCTCACCTTTTTCATAAGGTTTAGATTTTTGGATTTTGTCTATACCATTTTTAATAACCACTGATTTATGTGTAGGTATATCAAAGTGATTTCTAAATTTTTCATAGGTCCAATGACTATTAAATACATACCAGTCATACTTGCCATGATTAGATTTATCTTTAAACCAATGATATAAATTACCTTGATCGTAAGAATTTTTTTGCCATAGAATATTTACTTTTGTAGGATGTAACGGAATCTTTTCAGGCACCGATGTACAAATTTGTACTTCGTCTAATAGTTTTGAATCGACATATCTTGTTAAATAGTCGTATTGTAATTCTGTTCCGCCTCTAGGATTTTGGTTTATTGTCATCTTTACTCATTACTTTCTGCATTATGTCTAAACCTTTCGGAGAAACCTGTACAGTTACATCTTGTACTATATCAGGTCCTTCTTTCTTTTCTTTAAATGTTTCACCCGTTTTAGTATTACGCCACGTAGTTACCGTAGTGCAATCTATTTTATATATATTATCCGTTTTCATTCTCTCTGTTTATTAAAGCGTAACTTATTACACCTTGTATCTTACTACTTCCTGTAGCTGCTTGCACTGTTATAGCATCTCCTGCTTCTAAATTCAAGCCTTGTGGTGTTGCATTTACTTGCGCTTTAGCCGCTACATCACTTCTAAAAAATTCATATTCAGCACTCGAATCAGAAGAATCTACTAAATTCATGTTTACTAAAATAGCTGATGACGCATCATTATTTGCACAATACACACTCTTAACTATAATTGTGCCATCAGTAGGACAAGTAAGAACGGTTGTTTTGCTTGTATCAACTTGTTTGAAACCTTGGTTTTTATAAAATATACTCATGATAAAAAGTAATTAAACGCATCCTGTTCGTTTTTTAAATCTTGTTGAAAAGAAAAATTAAGCTGTTGTTGTAAAGTATTTAAAGACTCTAGTATCTGTCTTTGATTTTCTACATCATACTCAGGTTTTGGTTCAGGTATGTAGTTTGTTACTTTAGCCATTATCCTCTATGCCTGTCTACTGCTCTATCGTAAGTAGCTTGTTGAGATGCGTCATATGCAGCTACATCTTTGAATCCTCCAAAACCTCCATCACCACCTTTTGGTCCATCATCACCACCGTGAAGTGATTGACCTATGTTAGCTGTTACACCAGCTTCAACTTGTTCTTTTACCTTATCTAATAAATCTCTATTTTGTTTATCTTTTGCAGATTTCATATTACTTAAAAAATTAAATTCATTTATATTTCTTTTATTCATTTCTTCCCATGTTTTACCTAATTCATTTATATTATTTAAATCACCATATTTTGAATTCCATCTGTCTTTAGATTTTTCTAAAGATTCTACTTTTGCATTATAATCTTTTTCAATAGAGTCTGCGTAGTTACCAAAAAGACTTCTAACATTTTTACCTCGCATATCTTTTAATAAACCTGATCTAGGATCTACATATATTCCACTACCTGGAATACCTTTCATATCCATAGCAGACTGAATAAACTTTTTATCTTGATATGGAAGAGTATTAAATTTATCTAACCCTTGTATAAATCTCATACCTGGAATCATATTAATACCACCTCTAATAACATTAGGTACAGTTTGAGTTAAAAAATCTTTTGCTTGTGTCATGATACCTGTTGGCTGTTCAAAAAAATTAGCTTTCTCTAAAGCTTGTGCTCTACCTAATGTGTCACCTATATAAACTTTTTGACCACCAATTATTTCAAATGGTTCTTCAGGTCTTTTAACTGCAACAACATTAGCATCAGCATCAGCAACAGTTTTGGCAGGTTGAACGTTTGTTTGATAAGGAAAGTTAGTAGCAAATCCTGATTGTGTGTTAACAGTATTTAAAGGTGTTAAGTTATTTGAAAGATTAAAATTTTTAATCATATTTTCTTTAAGTAATTGCTCAATACTTTTACCTTTATTAACACCCTCATTAAATTGACTTATATTTACAAATGGAAACTCATTGTTAGTGCCTACAGCTCTAAATTGTAAATTACCAAATTCGTCTATGTATTGTTCCATTATCTTCTTCCATCCGGTTGTGCATCAAGTCTAAAAGTTCCATATCTCCAGGCTTGACCTGTTGATGTGTTAGCTATCTGAATAGATACTAATCGACCTCTAGCTCGCGTATCTATCTTATCAGTGGTGCTTGTTATTGTAAAGGGTCCAAGTGGTGATCCTACAGGAGTATTATCTGGATAATCGTTTAAGAATAAAGTAACTTGTGAAGTGCCTCTTAAATATTTAAAATCAGGTATAAATCTTTTAACAGACATAAAAAATTCTCCATCACCTCTATAATCAACAACTCCTGTTTGAACACCTAGCCCAGTTCTTCTAGATGTAATATCCCAGTCTCCAGATTTAATAAATGCATCAATAGATGTAGTGCCACTACTATTAACCTGATCGTCTCCTAATTCATGAGCATAATAAATAGAAGCTCCATATAAATTAGTTATACCAGATATCTCAGAGAATACCGGAGTAGCTGTTGAGTCGTAATCAGTTGCATAGG